CATAATATACATTAAATAAAATAAATATATTATAAATATAGTAATAGTGCCATTTTTAGCTTATGTATATTTTAAAGTTAATACTACACTAACTATACATATAATATACATTAGTAATACTTTAACGTTTAAATCTTTAAGCTATCATAAAGCTTTAGGCTCTCACTTACATTTTTTAATTTAAGTTCTTCTACCTTTGTTCCTTGTCCTCTAAGCTCTTTTATAAATGCTCTTAATGTTTTTATACTCATTTTAAAAACTCCCTTTACACGAGCAACTACAAAGGATATAATCATATTTGCGAGATATGGTGGTAATCCTTAGTGGTTGCTGCCTTTTTTATTTATTTAATTTTTTTCTCAATTCATTAATGGCTCTTTGGTTAAAAAGATAATTCCTTTTTCCAGCAAGTCTTAAATCATTTTCTGTAATAACTTCATCTTTTTTTAGTTCCTTAGCAATCCTAATTAAATAACTTGGATTAAGGTCTAACTCTTTAGCTACTTCAGAAGTAATTTTTATTTTTTGCACATTTTCCATTTTGGTATCTCCTTTCTTAAAAATATCATTTGTCGTACTTTACTAAGTCGCAACAACGACTATGTTATAATAATAGTATATAAGTATAAAATAATCAAAAAAGGTGGTTTTGAATTTATGAAATTTACTAGAGAAAATTTAATAGATTTACATTTATTAGATTGTAAAATAAAAAATTTATTAATAGATAAGGAATATAATTCTGAAATTGATAAAACTTTATTGGATAAAGAAATTGAAAGATTAACAGAATTTAAAAATGAAATAGATAATATTTTACCAACTCTATCTGAAAAAGAACTTGATATATTAAATATTATTACTGGTACAACTAAAAACCAGGAAGTCGCAAATAAATATAATGTTACATTTGCAACTATATGTAATTGGGAAAAAAGTTTATTAAATAAAATGAATAAATAAAAAGCTGGATAATTTATATCCAGCTTAAAGCATATAAGAAGGTTTTTTAAAAGTATCTACACTTGAATAGTTTGAATTATTCCCAGGTATCCAGGAGCTTTCTCCTAGTCTATCCTTTACTAATAAATCAACTCTTTCATTTAAGACTTGAGTAATTAAATTTTCTAAGTTTTCTATTTTAGACTTAACAAGCTCCATATCATCAGAATAAATGAAGTCGTAAAAGCGACCGTCTAAAATTTCACTTTCAGTTAATAATTTTTCTATTTCTAACCTTTGATTTTTATCTCCTAAAGTTTTTGCATTTTCCTGTAAACTTGTTATAGTTCCAGCTATTTGATTTTGGAATTCAAGTAATTTTTGATTTATAATATCAGAAATTTGCTTATCCAAAGAACTATTGTTATTTTCCTCATTGTTTACTTGATTTTGTTCTTGATTAGAAGGATCTCCACCAGCTGGAGAACCTCCATTATTTTGATTATCTATATCAGCCATAGTATTACCCCCTATACTGTAATATTAGCAACTACGGAGCAATTATCCCTTAATTGTACGTAACCATAGTTTGTTAATCCTCTTACGCCGTCTGCTATATAATCAGTTAATCTCATAGCCTCAACTTCATCAATTTGCATAGCGTAACCAGTACCACTCTTTTGAGTTAGTAAAATTTTATCCTGTGGATTATCAGCTCTTACAATCAATTTAGTACCATTAATATTAGCACCGTCTACAAGTCCATTTTCTAGAATTGTATAGTTTTTAGTAAACCTTTCATCTTTTTCTAACATACCTAAAACCTTATTACTAATAATAAAGTATCTATCAGCCATTGGTACCTTTTTGTCGGACATATGTACGTTCATATCGACTAATGTATCATAAGCATTTGCGTTAGTTACTTTTAACGGACTTCCTACCTTATGTATTACATTTTCCTCTTTAGTCTTGCTAATTATATCTAAAACAACTTCTTGACTTACTAATTCCCCTAATAAATTACTTTGTTCCTTAGTTACGGCTTTCATGACATCTCCAGCCGTTTGAGCTTTGTCTACATCATCCAGCATAAAAGCAAAATATTTACTTTTATTAAAAGCCATCTCTACTTTGCTAGTAGAAACTTCTCCCCAAGTTATTTTTTGCCCAGCTTGGTACTGTTGCCATGCTCCAGGACTTAATTTATTAAATATAACCTTTTCCCCTTTAACCTCGGTTGGTGGTGTTGTAATTAATCCAACAAAGCTACTTTCTGCAAAGTTTTCTAAAATATTTTTTTCCCATATAGTTTCTTTAAAAGTTGCAACGCTCATTTTTTCCCCTCCTCTATTTCATTTATATAAGCATTTGTCCTAATTCATTTTCTATGAATTGGTCTAGTTTTTCCCTTAATTTTTTTCTATCTTTATAGTCAGCTTGTATTCCCATTGATAGTTCTTTCATGGTTATAATTCTCATAAGAGAATCCATATAATCCTCTTTACTTATTTTCCCCATATACATTCTTTTTCCACCTTATAGTTAATTTATAATGTTTAACGATCTATTTGTTAGAATAAAATTTTATTCTATTCTTAATTAAATCTATAACTAAATCTCTTGTATCTTCATATAATTCTTTTTTATTAACATTTTCTAAATCTACATCATTACAGTAATTTTCATTGACATGATTTATTAAATTACAAAATAAATTAATTTCTTCATCTATAAAATTTTTACAAAGATTAATGATTATGTTATCTCCATATTTATTTTTACCAAACTTAATATCAAAAGTTGTTGCTATTTTATTTAAAGTTAAGTTATTTGGTTTAATTTTCCCATTTTCGATATTACTTAAATTTGAATAACTTATATCACATTTTTTAGCGAATTCTCTCAATGAAAGATTTTGAGATATTCTAAAATCTTTTATAACTTTTCCTATTTCCATTTTCAACGCTCCTTTTCATTTCTTGTTATTATTATAACTCATTTTGTTATTAATGTCTATTGCTTTTCTTAAATTTTAAACCTATAATAATAACATATAATAACACGCTAATATTGATTGGAGGGAGCCTAAATGAACCACGTCGAACGTATGGTATACGATAAGTACGCATATAATAAAAGCTATGTTTTTTTAGTATATATGGAATTTGAAAGGCGTGTTAATAGCACATTAGAAATATATAAAGAATTAAAAACTGGAGAATGTAATTTTGATTATAAAAGCTGGGAAACTAGATTAAATATCTCACATAAGCTCCTAGTTAATTCTATAAAAATTCTAGTTGAAAATGACTATATACGCCAAACTTACAAAGGTAAAAAAGGTACTCAAAGCCGTTATATTTTAACTCGATTTTTGGAACAGAATTTGGAACAGAATTTGGAACAGAAAAAACCTAGTAATACCAACGGTTCTAAGGGTACTATGGAACAGAATTCGGAACAAAAAAGGGTACACACATCTATATATAATAATCTAAATATAAAATCTAATAATATATATAGTTCATCAGCTGAAGAAATATGGAGCCAATATCCTAAGAAAATAGGTAAAGCAAAAGCTATTAAAAAGCTACCAGCTTTAATTAAGGAATATGGCCAAGAACAATTATTAAGGTGTATAGAACGCTACTCTAAGGAGATAGAAGGAAGGGACAAGCAATTTATTTGTAATGGAGATACCTTCTTTAATGGGCGTTTTATGGATTACTTAGACAGTAATTTTATAGAATCAGAACCAAAACAACAAAAAATAAAAAAAGAAAGTAATTTTGATTACTAAGGAGGAAATTTAAATGCAAACATATGCTTTAGATAGTGAAAGAGCCATACTAGGAACAATTTTAAGTGATAATAAATACATAACTAAAGTTGTAGGAGCTTTGGAGGAAAAAGACTTTTATAGCACTAAACATAAAGTAATATATAAGACTATAGTTAACCTTTTTAAAAAAAATATGCCAGTAGATATTACTGTACTAGCTACAGTTTTAGAAAATGAAATTAAAAATAAAATTCTTACATATAGTGATTTAACCTCTTTATTAGCCTTTGTAAGCTTTGAAAGTTTAAATAGTCATATTACACTAGTAAAAGAAAAAAGTCGCTTAAATAAGCTTGTAGTAGCTTGTAACAATGTATTAAAAGATGAAAAGTTAAAAGTAGATGAAAAAATAGACTATATGCAAAATAGTTTGCTAGAAATTAATAGCTCCAGCAATAAAAACAACGTTTTAAACATGAATAAATTAATGGAGCTTACTATGGAAACTATAAATAATAACTTTGGTAGGGACTTTACTGGAATAAGTACAGGAATAAGAAAAATCGATAATGTAATGAATGGACTACAGAAAAAGGATTTTATAGTATTTGGAGCTAGACCGTCTATAGGTAAAACGGCTTTAAGTTTAGAATTAATAAAAAATATTAAAGAAAATGTTTTATACATACAACTGGATATGAGTGCAGCAGCCATGGGGCAAAGATTAATTGCTAATATAACTGGAATAGAAAACGGAAAAATAGCAAGGGCAAAACTAAACGAGCAAGAAGTAGACAAGGTTATTAAGGCTCAACTTGAAATTATGAAAAAAGAAAATCTATTTTTGTATGAAGTACCAGCAATAACCTTAAATGAAATAAGATTAAAAGCTAAGGAAATACAAATTAAACACGGATTAGATGTTATTGTTATAGATCACATAGGAAAAATTAAACCAAGTACCAAGGGGAGCAGATATGAGCAAATGAGTACTATATCCAATGGACTTAAAAGCCTTGCTAAAGAGTTAAATGTTGCTTTAGTTGGATTATGTCAGCTTAGTAGAGCCGTGGAGCAAAGAAGTGATAAAATACCATGCCTAAGTGATTTAAGGGACACAGGCTCCATTGAAGAAGATGCAGACACTATAGGTTTACTTTACAGAGAAGGCTATTATCAAGCTAGAGAAAAAGGAATTGATATTACAGATGATATTCTAGAAATTAATTTTGCTAAAAACAGAAATGGAAGAACCGGAGCCATAGAGCTTAAATATAATTTGCCTACTCAAAGACTTTTTGAGTTCTAAAAATTATAAAAAAATTGTGTAGGTCGGAAAAAAAGAAACTTTTGAAAGTGAATTTTAGAATTGGGGAGGGGTAAGAACCTCTCTTTTTTTGCCTTTGTTTTGGTTCAAAATATTTTTAATATGGAAAAACGACTTGATTTTTGAAAAAGAAAAGTGGGGGGGTAAATATTTTTTTACCAGTTACTTAGAACTAAATAAAGTATATTTTTATATAAAAATACCAAAAAAGTTATAAAAAATAGGTCATTTTTAAACATTCTGTTAACATTTTTGATAAAAAACAAGCTATTTCAGACAACTCAATACCCCTCAAAGCATTGGTATTACTAGCTTTAAGCTTATTTTCTAACAACTTCGCTAAATTTTCATTTAACGAAGTTATTGAAGTTTTTAATATTAAGCTATTTAATACAAAACTAATCTATTAATTTAATAATCGAATCCATTTTTCTCGTGTCAATAAATTAGACTTTCGCCTTCAATCATTCTTTTTTAGCTCCAGCAATAAAATATTTTTTGTATAAGCTTGTCCCTTGGTTAGTCTTTAATATCCTATTAGCTCCAGCCAGTAATACTATAGCTTATAGCTCCATATACTACTTACTATATTAACTTTACAACTTTACACCTTTAAAACTCATTACACGCCTTTCTAAGCAATTCTATTTTCTTAGATGTAAATACTCTATTAAATATATTAAAACTCTCTCTGTGGCGTTTTGATAGCCTAACGATTATATTATCCACATTATACACATATGGCATTTTACTAGCTTAGAATATGTTATCAACAAACTTATTAACATTTTTTACCAGTAAAGCGTAAATAAAAAAGACTAGGCTTTTAATACCTAGTACATTAAAATTTAATATTTATCATTGTTTATCTTGCTTATTGTTCCCACACTTACTCCAAACCTTTCAGCCTTTTCTCTAACGGATCCTTTAGATTCTTTTATTTTTTTTACTTCTTCATCACTTAATTTTTTTTCAGTCTTACGCTTAACTATATAACTATTTTTTAAATCTTCCTCATCATAATTAAGTTCAAACATATCTAGCATTTCAAGTGCACTCTCAACTAATTCCGTTATATTTTCATTATTTGCATTATAATACTTTACTCCTTTTGCTATTAAGCAATACTTTTCTGATACTTCTTTTAAACTCATTCCATTAAACATTTTAATACCTCCATATGTTCATTTTTTAGATATGAACGTTCATTACATATATATGAACAGTATATAATATACCTCTAATTTCTTCTATATTTTAAAATTTAAACTTTCTTCAAACCTACTTTTCTATTATTTCTATCCTATATTTTTCTATATTTTTATTACAGTAGGTATTTACTTTTAAGTGCCGAAGGCTATTAAATCCTTAGGGGAGCTGAAGTGAAGGCAGAGTTATTCCCTATACACAACATAAAAAAATTATGAAGTGCATAGGGAATTCTCAACTTTAAATCCTCTTTTTCGCCTTGTTTCAGTTGCTCTTATTAGTTAAGTATCATCTAGCGTTATAAAGCTTGTCCTATAACATCTGATACAGTTTCCCCACTCTTTAGAGTGCCAAACTACCACCGTGCCTTTTGTTTTATGGATATTGGCAGACACACGCCTAGCATATATTATAACCATTGCTTTAGCTATACCAATAAGAGTAATGTATAGCTAATATAATATACTGCTGTTTTTATGCGTTGGATATTAATATAACTATTAATACAGGTTTTTAAACCCCCCAGCTGACCTGACCTATTATTTAAAGTGGTTTAAGGGCTATTCCACTATTATTCTTTTATGAACCATTACAAAGGCTATAATCAACCTCTGTAATGGCTTGTACTTTTTAAATTTATGTTAAGTTAATTAGTTCCTTTTTCTACTACTACCCTCATAACCTCCAGCAAATCATAGAATGCTTTTGGTTTATTAGCTCTTAGTTTTTTAGCATTCTCTATAAAGTATTTAATATCTTCATATCCCTTTGGATCATGCTCCTTAATAAAAGCTAAGTCTTTTTCCATTTGGTCCATTTCTTCTCTTAATTCTTCTTTTGCCATTTTTACTCTCTCCCTTTTTATAAAATAAAAAAAGTCCTTTGCTGGTACTCCAACAAAAGACTTGTAAACTCTTCTACTTGCTTTTTTTAAAACTTGTATATATAATATGTCTATACAATTTAAAAATTGCATTTGAGTAAATTCATTTCTTTTGATGCTATCACCATCAACTGATTTGTTTTTACTTCTCAGAAGTTCGTCAAGCTTTCAATGGTATTCCTAGTACCTTGTAAGTTTAACTTATATTAAGTTTCCTAGGCTTAATATAAGGTGATGAACTTTTTTATTTAGTTTTATTTTGTACGGTTTTATGTTTTTAATTTTATTACATTTTTTTCTTATTTACAATTCTTTTCTATCCATTACGGCAAAAAATATTAATTATGTATATTTTAAAAATCAAATATACATAGCCGTAAACCTAGTTATTTCAATGTTTTAACGCTATTTTTTATCTATGTATATTTCAAAAAACAAAAAGCTCTATATATAAAAATATACGTATTTTTATGTATATTTTTATTTAATTTATATATTT